TCCCGCATCGCGCGCCGATCTCGGTCGCCGTCCGGTCCTATCGGTTCGAGGAGCCGGAGCGCGCTACGCGGGTTCAGACGTTCGAGGTCGAGTTCGTCGAGGCGGGCGTACCCTCGACGCCGGGAGCGCGTCCGAACACGTCCGGCGAGGTGAAGACCCGCGGAGAGGCGGCGTTCGAGGCAATGAAGACCCGTCTCGGCGAGGTCTTCTCGATCGACGGCGAGACGGCGGCAGCGGTCGACAGGATCTCGGCGGTCACGGCGGACGCCGCCGCCGCGGTCGAGACCGCATTCGACGCGCTGAAGGCGACCGTCGACACGATCGAGCGCGTCGCGCAGGTCGCCGACACGGTCCGGGCGCTCGAAAACCGCCTTCAGGGAACACTCGCGGACGCGGCGGTCGCGGGTCGCGAGTTTCAGAACGCGATCGACGAGATCCTCGACCTCCCGTTCGCGCCGATTCAGATTTTCCGGGCGCTCGCGCCCGTTGCCGAGTTCGGCGACGAGCTGACGGATCCGGGAAGCGAAACGGTCGCGCGCGCGAACTTCAAGCGGAATCAGGACGGTTTCGTCCGGTTCGTCAAGCAGACCGCGAGCGTCGCTCGGGCGCGCGCGCTCTCCGACGTCGATTTCGAGACCGACGGGTTCTCGTGCGCGTGCCTTCGGAACGAGATCGCGGAGGAACTCGACGCGCTGATCGTCGAGGAGTCGGACGCTCTCGGCGACGACACGGTCGCGACGCTTCGGGCCGTCCGGACCGCGATCATTCGCGACATAGACATTCGGGGCGCTCGTCTCCCGGGGCGCGTCGACTACTCGCCGCCGACGCAGCTCCCGGCGCTCGTGATCGCGCAACGGCTCTACGGCGACCCGTCGCGCGATCTCGAAATCGTGACGCGAAACGAGGAGATCATTCGGAACCCGGGGCGCGTGCCGTTCGGCGTGACGCTGGAAGTTCTGGCGGGTGAGTAGCGAGCGCCTCGACGTCGCCGTCGACGGCGATCTACTGGAAGGGTGGAAGGATCTCCGCGTCTCGCGGTCGTTCGACCGCCTAGCAGGGTCGTTCGGGATCACGATCGCCGACCTCGAACCGACGGACCCGGCGGCGCGGAATCTACGCCGAGGCGACGTCGTGACGCTCACGATCGACGGCGAGCTCGTGGTGACGGCGCGGATCGGAACGCGGACGAAGACATACGACGGGGGCTCGAACTCGATTCAGCTCACGGGGCGCGACCTCGTCGCGGACCTAGTCGATTGCTCGTCGACCGTCGAGCCGGGGACGTGGCGCGGAGCGCGGCTCGCTCACATCGCGCGCGAGATCGTCGAGCCGTTCGACGGGATCACGTTCCGCGAAGACCTCTCCGTGACCGGGCTCGGATCGGCGGAGACGTTCTCTCTTCAGACCGGAGAGACCGCGTTCGCGGCGCTCGACCGGCTGGCGCGAATGCGCGGGCTCGTCCTCGGGAGTGACCTCGCGGGCGGCGTTCTCTTCACGCGACCGGGCCGCGATCGCGCGCCGGTCACTCTGGCGCGAGGCTCGAACATCGAAGGCGGATCGATCACGGACGACGAGACCGATCGGTTCTCCGACTATGTCGTGAACGGGCAGGGGCCCTCGCCGGAATGGTGGGAAGCGGGCTCGGCGGCGGGTCAGTCGTTCCGAGGCGTCGCGAGCGATCCCGGGATCTCGCGGTTCCGGCCCTACGTTCTACAGGCGGAGACAGGCGGCGGAGAGGCGGAGCTTCGCGAGCGCGCGGAGTTCGAGGCGACGGTTCGCGCGGCTCGCGGGCAGCGCGTGACCTATACGCTCCCGGGCTGGACACTCGACGGCTATCTATGGCGTCCGGGAGACCTCGTCCCCGTGTTCGACCCGATCCTCGAGATCGGGGGAGCGACCGGAACGCCGCGCGATCTACTGATCGGCGCCGTCGAATGGACGCGCTCGGCGGGCTCCGGATCGCGAACGAAGCTCGAACTCTACGACGCGCGGGCGTTCTCGCCGGAGCCGATCGAGGAGCCGGATACGGAAGGGCTCGCGTTTTGGGAATGATCCAGCCGATCCGCGATCTATGGCGCGCTCTCCGCGCGCTCGCCTCGATCGCTCGCGTTCTCTCGACCGACGGTTCGGGGCCGCTTCAGGTGATGCGCGTCGAGGGTTTCCTCGGCGAGATCCGCGAGGGCGTTCCGCGCTATGGCGAATGGGGCCTAGCCTCGAACCCTCCGGACGACGCCGAGGCGGTCGTCCTCGCTCTCGGGGGCGACCGCGGTCGAATGGTCGTGATCGGCGTCGAGGATCGCGAGACGCGCCTCGACGTTGCGAAGGGCGCCGCCTACCTGCACGGGCAGGTCGCCGACCGCTATGTCGGCGTGACGGAGTCGGGGGCGGTTCAGGCGAACGGCGAGACCGTAGCGGTCACGTCGCAGAGCGGGACGGTCGTCGTTCAATCGGCGGGCGGTCAGCTCCAGCTCTTAAACCTCGACGGGAACGGGGCGATTCTCGTCGGCGTCGGCGACGTCACGGTTCAGTCGACGACGAACGTCAATATTACGGCGCCGACGGTGACGATAAACGGCGTGAACTTCAGCGCGCACACGCACGACGACCCGGTCTCGGGCGTCACGGGGCCCCCTAATTGAGCGACCTCCGACTCGTAAAGCCGACGCCGCGGATTCCGGATCCCGCCGACTATGTCGGGCCGGTCTGGGATTTCGGTCCGTCGGCGCAGACCGACCCCGGTCTACCCGGGACGGGGCTATGGGGCGGGAGCGCGAACCTACAGGTATTCCCGGGGCCGACGACGGTCGCGCTCGGAATCACCGGGGCGTCGTCGTGGTTCTGGGTCGGGACTCAGGAACTCGCGGGAACGCTCTTCTCCGGGACCGCCTATCCGATTGTCCGAATGAGAGTCCGAGCCCTCGTCCGTCCGACCCCGGGCGTCGATTGGGCGGGTTGGTTCTATTGGGGAACGGAATCGACGTGGACCGGCTCGCCCGGGTCTCCCGATTGGCCGTTCGACATTCCGGACGACGGCGGGTTCGTCGAGTGGGACGAGCCCGCATGGCCCGCCGGTTCCGAGTGGGTCGACGTCGTGTTCGACCTCCGCGACTACCCGGAAAAGCTCTGGCTCGGGGAGCGGATCACGCACCTCCGCTTCGATTTCTCTCGAACGTCCGGCGACGTGTTCGAGATCGATTTCGTTCGGCTCGAATCGCCCACGCCGGAGGCGGCGAACGTCGACCTTCTCCCCGTGACGACCTTCGACATTCAGCCCGACCCGACGGACGGGTTCCGATACGAGGAGACCTCGACGCTCGAAACCGCGATCCGGCTCTCGCTCTTCTGCGACGCTCGCGCACAGGAAGGCGACGAGCTGCCGTCCGGCGACGGGGCGTTCGGCGAGGATCTCCGGGGATGGTGGGGCTCCGCCTATCTCTCCGACGACGGCGAGCTAGGGTCGCGGCTCTGGACCCTGAAGCGTTCCGCACTCACCCTCGCGACGCGGCAGCGCGCCCGGGACTATGTCCTAGAGTCCCTGCAATGGCTGATTGACCTCGGGATCGCCCGCGCTATCGAATGCGAGACGACGGTCGTTTCGCGAGGCGTCCTCGAAATCGACGTCGAAATCGAGCGAGAGGACGACACCCCGGCGCGGTTCTCGTATCTCTGGGAGGCTCTCTAGCGTGGCTCTCATTCGACCCTCTCTCTCCGAGCTGATCGAGGCGATTCGCGCCGACGGCGACGCCCTCCTCGGCGGAATCGACGCGCGTCTCGAACGCGGTCTCGTCGACGTCCTACTGACGGCGCAGGCGGGCTCGCTTCACGGGGCCTACGGGTTCCTCCAGCAAATCGCCGACGATGCGTTCCCGGACACGGCGACGAGCGACGCCCTCGAACGATGGGCGGGGATTTTCGGGATCTCGCGCGGACCGGCGAGCTTTGCCGCCGGATGGGTCGGCGCCTCTGGCGCCACGCCCGCCGGAACGATCCCGACCGGGACCGTCCTCCGCCGTGCCGACGGACGCGAGTTCGAGCGCGTCGAGGTCGCCCTCCGCGTCGACGGGACGACGATCGACACGGGGGCCGCGGGCGCCCTCGTCGATTGGTCGTCGATCGGTCTCGCCGGGACCGGATGGGCCGTTCCCGTTCAGGCGGTCGAGTCCGGCGCCGATGGGAACACGGCGAACGGGACGTCGCTCTCGTTCGTCTCGCCGCTCGTCGACATTCCGCCGACCGTGACGGTTCAGATTCCGCTCGCCGGGGCGGTCGATTTCGAGACCGACGCCGCGCTTCGCGCTCGGCTCCTTCAGCGGATCCAGAACCCGCCGCAGGGCGGGACCGCCTCCGACTATGAACGCTGGGCCCTCGACGCCTCGACCGCCGACGATCCGATCACGCGGGTTTTCATCGTGCCCCCGGCGTCCGGAGACAATCTCGTGACCGCCTACGTCGTCGACGACGGCGGCGGGATCCCGGCGAACAATCCCCCGGCGCCGAGCGCGCAGGCGATCACGAACGCGAATCAGGCGATCGGGGCGCGGAAACCGCTTTCGAGCCGGATCTCGACGTCGGCGCCGACGTTCGTCGGGCTCGGGCTGACGATCTCGCTCTCGCCAGACACGCCGGAGGGCCGAACGTCGATCGAGAACGAACTCGACGCCTTCCTGATCGATAACGCGGTCGTCGGTCAGGAAATGCCGCTCTCGCTCGTTCAGGCGGCGGTCTCGCTCGGCGCGGGCGGCGCCGACGCGGTCGTGACCGTGCCCGCCGTAAATTGGACCCCGGCGCCCGGGGAACTTCTCTATCGGGACGCGATCACATGGGTCTAAGAGAGGACGCGATCCTCGCGGCGACGCTCGCTCTCCTCCCGCCCGGGTCCGCGCTGATCGACGGGACGGATTCCGAGATCGCGAAGGTTCTCCGGACGCACGCGCGCGCGGTCGACCGCCTAGAGGCGCTCGCCGATTCGCTGATCGAGGAGATCGATCCGCGATCGACGACGACATTCCTAGAGGATTGGGAACGGCTCCTCGGGCTCCCCGAGTGCGGATCGCTCGCGGACTCGCAGCCCGAGCGCCGCGCCGAAGTTCTGGAAAAGTACACGCGCGTCGGCGACCTCACGGCGCAAAGCCTGATTGACGCCGCGGCGCTCCTCGGGTTCACGATCACGATCAACGAGCCGTTGCCGAATCCGAACGAACATATTTTCGAGGTGACGCTCCCGGGGCTAGAGGTCGTCTATTTCCGAGTCGGCGAGTCGCGATCCGGCGAGTCGCTCGGGAGCTTCGGCGACGCGCGCCTAACGTGTCTCCTCGACGCCCGGAAACCGGCGCATCTGAACTATAACTACATCCCGCCGCCGTAAGGGGAAGCCGTGCAGCGAATCGACGATCCGAGCAATATTCCGAGCCCTCAGACCCCGCTCGCGACGGTCTCCCCGGGCTACTTCCGGCGACCGTCGGTCGCCGCCGGAGATCAGGGAACCATTCTGACCGCCGATTGGGCGAACGACGTTCAGGAGAATATCGTTCAGGCGATCCTCGCGGGCGGGATCTCTCTATCGAAGGGCGACGGGTCGCTACTGAATCAGGCGATCGCCGCGCTGATCGACACGGACGTCGCAGCGCACGCCGCGATCATCGCGTCGGAATCGATTCTCGGGCACCTCGAGGTCGCGACGACGGGGGAAGTTCAGAACCTACTGAACAACGCGCGCGCGCTGACGCCGGGAAACCTGATCCATTCGTTCGACTACGGATCGAACGCAAATGGGGAATGGCTCGCGCTCCCGACGAACGTCGCGTCGTCGACGCGGCTCGGGTTCCAGTGGGGAGAGCAGGCGATCAGTCAGAACTACACGATCACACTTCCGACCACGATGGCGAACGCGAACTATTACGCGCACGTCTCCCCGATCAGCTCGAATGCGTCGAATTATCGTTTCCATTCGCACACGACGACGCAGTTTGAAGGATCCCACTCGAATCATCCGGCGGACACGGGGCGATTCTTCGTTTTCGGGCTCCTCGCCTAAATGTCGGACGACGCGGAAACGACGGCGGCGCTCGTGAAGGTATCGACCTCGCTCGAATTCTTCGGAAACGCGGTCCGCGATCTATCGGTAAAGATCGACGGGGTCGAGGAGACCGCGCGCGAGGAGACCCGCGAGGTCTATCGTAGGATCGACGATCACGCGCGCGAATCGAGAGCCGCGTTCGACGCGATGCGCGAGGAGACGCACGTCGCGATCGGGCGCGTCGAGCGCGAGCTGACGGGATTCGGGAAGAATCTCGAACATCACGCCGCGCTCGACGAGACGCGGTTCGATCGGGTCGAAAAGGCGATCTCGGAGAGTTCCGACGACCGGGGGAAACTCTGGCGGACGGTCGCGGGAATGACCGGCGCGAGCGGGATCGGCGCGGCGCTCGCGAAATTCTTCGGAGGCGGGAGCGCGCCCTAATGCTGACGCTATTCGGATCCCGCGCGCCTCTGGAGAACCTCGGATCTCCGCTCGTGTTCAAGAATCCCGTTCCTTGGGAGTCGCTCGCGAGCGAAGGGACGCGCTCTATCCTCGCCGCGCTCGCGCTGGAAGCTCCGGAGACCGTCGACGGCGTCGTCGTTATCACATCGACCGGGCGGCGTCAGAAACCGCTCTCGCGATTCTCGTGGCATCACAGATTCGAGGCGGTCGATTGGCGGACCGGGCTCTATCACGACGCGACCGGGGAGCTTCTTCTCGGCGGTCGTCCGGGCTCGATCGTCGCTCCGTCGCCCGAGGAAGCTCTTTCGATCGGCCTAGCGTGGGCCGATCGCGTGCGCGACCGTTGCGGGAACGAGTTCGACGTCGTGTTCGGAACGGACCGACGTCATATCGACCACGGGCACGCCGAACGCGACGGCGTGAAGGTGGCCCGGGTCTTCCAGCGTAGATAGGAGTCCGAAGTTATGCGTTACCGATCGATCCTCCCGACCGTGATCCGCCTCGCGCTGATCGCCTTCCTCGTCCTCGCGCCCGCCGCCGTGCTCGCGCAGCCCGCCGCCCCCGAGCTCGTCGACGTCGCGCCCGTGACGATCGTCGACGGCGCGCCGTGGATCCCTTCGACGATCGCGTTCGTCGTCGCGATCGCGGCGTTCCTCTCGGCGATCATTCCGGACTCGAAAAT